GCTATTGAAGGAGTTTTATCTGGGAAAGGAAGAGGTGTTTTATTTGTGTCTGTTTTTAAATAAACAGAAGACTCTCTTTGGAAGTTGTTAACGTTTTTATCATCTCCAACACTTTGTACACCTGGGATAAGATATTGAGCAATGTCAAGAGGCCTTTGTTTTATTCCCAAGTTTCCAGATAAGTCACTTTGAGCATTATCTATAATATCACTATAGTCATAACTGGCTATAGAATTGAAAGACCATCCATAGTTACGTCTAGTGATACCATTTATATATATTGTTAAATAAGATTGATAGACAGCAAATAAAGCAGAGGAATTATAAGTTGATGTCATTCTAGCCACTTCATCAGCACTTGCTAATGCATCTTCCTGTGCTTCTTTTGTAAGAAGTTTGTACATAGCATTCTTTAACACTTGTACAAAATGAGCCTTTCCAGCTCCAAACATCACATTTTCAAGCTTAAGAACATTTCCTAAGAAAGGTGTACCAAAAGAAGTTTCTGGAGAATTAAATACATGTCTGTATTTTGAATCATCTGTATCAAATGCTTTTAAGTTAGTAGGAGTACAAAGGTCTAATCCATATGATGCTATTTCAGTGATTGTATAATTTACACCTTCTACAGCCCCAGAGCTTGTTGAAATAGGTTTTATTATTGAATCAAAAGTTATATTTACACCAGCACCAGCAGGAAGAGTTCTATTTATTAAAACATACTTACCTCTAATTATTGTTGAGTCTACACAACATGTATCTAAAGGTGTTGTATCACAATAGTCACAAACATTTGTAATTGAAGGTGAAACTGGATCACAACCAAAACCGTTTGGATAGGCCACTTTAAATGTAATTGAAGAAGCACCTAAATTAGTTAATTTATATTTTTTATAAGTGTTAGATGTTATACACACCTTACCTTCAACTACAATTGGTGTTCCTAATGCACAAATAGTTATAGTTTCTCCAAACTTTACAAAAACAGTTTTCAGAGAACCATCTGTACAACTTACGTACTCCACCTTACTACCGTTCAGTAAAATATTATCATATCCCTCTAAATTAAAACTTCTACAATAACCTTCTAAACTTGTATATTGATTGTCTAAATTGACAAAAGAATTTGACTTATTTAATAAAAAAGGATCTTGACGAAGATCGTTATAAGGATAGTTAGGGAAATAGTATTCATTCCCTTCTCTTTCATACTTTCCTATGTTTCTAAGAATACCTTTTGCTACAATAGAACTGTTTGTAGATCTGTCTCCACGAACAATTTTAAATCCTACAATACTATCTTTCTGTTCATCTGTAAGAGATGATGTGTTGATTAACGTTTTTATCTGTGTAGGATTTATTCTAACACCTATTGGAAAAACAGCTTCTTCTCCCATTACCATATTTCCAGGACCACTGAATATTCTTGATTCAAATATTGGACTTACAAGAACATCTGGAAACTTGTGATGTCTAATCTTTTGTCCTGAAAGAGGTCCCCAAACATCTGTGTTACAAGGATATTCTTCTATAGATTCCCAATATGCAAATTCTCCATATTGGTAAGGTCCTTTATAATTTGAAGAAGGAGAATATCCTGGAGAAAATCCAAGATTGCTTGCTGTATTATAAATCTTCCAATAAGGACTATACCCAATTCCTGTTATAGGATCTATTCGATCAGGTTCTCCTATAAAATCGTTGTTTGTGTCTGGAACATCAAATAAGTCTGTTCCAAATGCAGCTCTTCCAGGAATGTGGAAACCATCTGTTTGTTTACCATTCTTAAGAAGAAAAACAATCTCAAAGGCGTACACCTCATCTCTTAAATATCCTCTTAAGTTTGTGGCATTGAGTTCATCAGAATAGTCTTCTGTTGCTGGGATTCTGTATGTTTCCCATTGAAGTTGAATCTGATTAGCTATTCCTTGATAGTTGATTCTATCAATAGAGGTGAGATTGTCCCAAACAAGAACATCTTGTACAGCTGTTAAATCTTGAGCTATTTCGTAATAAGGAAACTTCTCAAATATGTCATTGATTGTCAACCTAATCTGTGTAACATTCTGACCAGTGTACGTAATCACCTTTGTAGCCTCATCTATAAAATACGTACCTACAAGTTCTACAGATGTAATAGCATTCACTGTTTTTATTACAGCCAGATTGAAATACTGGAATGTTCCATTCACATCTATATTGGAAATCTCTAAATCAATTGATTTTCCTACAGGATAGTTAAAGTCTGCTGTAGTAATTTGAGGATTAGCAATTGGTGTAGGATTGGTGACAGAATAGTATGAAGTGTAAGCATCACCTTCTGCAGAAGAATACTGTATGGCAAATTGATATGTACCAGCTGTTAAATTACCACCACTATTTACATCCACCACTCTTAAATTGGGAATGTTGAAATTTGGTTGTATATTCAATCTATTACAATCAAGTTCATTTGTATATACAGGATCACATAAACTTGAAGATGACAGTAATTTATAAGGTATGTTTTCAATATCTAAATATCTTCTAGGATTGAAACCATCTGTCCAATAAATTTCTGTTGTACAATTTGTAATCTTGTGAACAGCTTTGTGAATAGGGTAGTCTACATTAAAATTTAAACACTTACCATTCACTAATGTTTTATAGACACAATCGTTTGTGTCCATATACCCTATCTCAGAATCTCCTGTTACAGGGTTAGCTAAGAAGAATATATGTTTGTTTTTCTCATAGATGGAATGTTCTCCTATAAGCTGATATCCTTCTGGAAAAGACAAACAAAACTCATTACCCTGTTCATTTTGGTAATAAACAGAGTTTGAGTCAAAGTTTTCTACAGCAGCATTTAGTGCATACGTTAATGAACCTTTAGCAACCTGACTAATGGCTTGATCCATGTTCAAGCCTGTAGCAGCATTGCTATGGTTTATGTTTATAGCATCTGTACTAGGACTAACTAGATCTTTTATCTTCTTAATTATATCTTCGGCCATTTTTTAATTAGTTATTTCTGCGCCATCCATACCTACTTATTCTATTAGGAAGTTCGTACATGTTAAATCTGTTCAAATCATTCACTATTCTTCTCTGTTTAGCATATACATCTTGTTTCTTAATCTCAATATCAGCCATTATGAACGCTTCTTCAGAAAGCTGTTTGTAATAGGCAAGTTTTTGTTGAAGCTGATTAAACGTCTCATCATTTGTTTGGTTGGTGAGAGTTTCAAACACCTTATATTTAATAAATGCTTCAACATACTCCCTGATACGATAGTTGTCAGGAATCAATTGATTTCCACCCTCATCATATTCTGTAGCATAGAACACTAGATGAACAAGTCCGTTTCTGAAATTAGTGACAAACTTGTTATCTCTAATATCAAAACTATCTGCTGAAGATGAGCCAAAATTTGCACAATCCAAAGCACAATCCCCTCTTACAGAAATATTTCCTGGTTTAAGGAGATATTGCTTTTTATATTCTATGTTCGTCTGATTATTTGTCTTGTAGACAGCTTGTATAATCTCAGGCATACATGTACAATTGTCTGGAGGACAATTACTATTACAAGGAACACCATCAGAAATAACAGGGCTCACTTGAATAGTTGTTTGTGAAGAAGCCTGAGAATAAAATGAATTAGCGGTTTGATAGGGGTATCCACTAACAGTGGTGCAAAGCCAAGCTTCCCTTACAGCAAAAAAGTTGTCTGGGAGTCTAGCTTGGAAATCTTCTATATGCAACACTTCTTCAGAGATGACATATGTAGCCCTTCCTAGTTTTCTTAAACATTTATCAAGATAGGTGGGAAACATTAAATCGTCTATAGCTCCTGTATCAAAATAGCTTTTAAGCTCTTCCTTTACTGTGGAATAGACGATTTCAGGTGATGTAAAATTGTACTTGTAATAGTATGACATCTAATTAATTTTTCCATGTGTGATAAATGTGTTGGTATTTATCGTTCACTTTTATGTAGTGGGAAAGAAGTCTAGAAGTTAGTCTTGAAGGTTTGAAGTACCAAAGATCAACAAATTTGAACCTTGCACTATCTTTAAACCACATCCATCCAAAAAAATATCCTTCAGTGTGATAGTTAAAGTTGTAGATGATTTTACCCTTCTCTTTTGTCTTTTTCCAATCTACAGGTAAGTTAACAAACTCCTTACCATCTACGCCTTTTATCTTTCTTCTCTTTTTCTTGTTTATAGAGAACTCACCAAAACCAAAAGGAAGCTTAGCTTTTTCTCCTGTCTCAAGAATATACTCTTTGTAAGACTCTATGTAAATGTGAATAATGTTTCTCCACTCGTTAAAAGAAAGGTTTATCGAGGGGTGTTTCTTGCAAAACTGATTGTAGCTTTCTTTGCTTCCTGTTCTAAAATCTACTTTAGTTCTCATCTTCCAGCTGGAGCATTTTGTGCCTGACCATCTATACCATCATCTGTCATATCAGTTTTAATTCTGAAGTATGTAGCAAGTAGTTTTGTTGATGTGAGTTCTAACACTTGCTTTTCTAGATAGCCTGGTAATGCAAATTCTTTATCTAATGGGTTTTTACACAACTCTTCAATAGAAGATTCTGGTGTTCCACAGTCGCACTCAGGGTACATAATCTCATTTGGAACATCTTCTTCAAATAATGCAGCTATTCTAATTGCTTGAAGAAGAGGATTACTTATATACAGATATCCATTAACTATCCAATAGTATTCTTCCTTCTTAATAATAGGAAGTTTTAGGAGGTTTATATATCTGTTAATTGTAATCTCTTTTAACTTCTTACCCTTACCACCCATAGCGTTTATAGAATAAACACCCTGAATTACATATTGGTAGTTTCCTTCAGAGATACGAGGAAGTTTATATTTACTTCTTGCCACTGTGCAAGGATCAGCATATTCACAACATTCAGAAATAGGAACTTCCACCATCTCTAAACAAGGAATGGTGGTGAAAATTGTTGATGTAGCCCAAAGTTTTCTAAGATTAGTTTCTCTCTTGATTAACATAAGAGCATTATTCTTAATCTCAGAAGCAATCACTCTATCTGTAATAAGACTGTCAGTTGACAACATCTTATGCATAGAACGAACATCAGATACTAATTTTCTTAAAGTTGCCATTTTATTTATATTCTTGATTCAAATTCTCCAATCTTCCCTTTCTCAGGATGGTAAATTAAAACAAGTCCTGCTCTAATATTATTTACATAATTGTTATCAGCATGCCATCTATCTGTTCCTGAGAGAGAAGGCATCTGTTGAATCCTTACACCTTTCACTTCTTTTGCCATATAGTGGTGCTTATCACCTGTGTGCACTTCTCTATACTTAGCAATACCAAATTGTACTGAATCTTCACCTGTAGCAAACAATAGAGGAAGATCCTCTATCTTGCAATTACCATGATGATATCCAATAAATGTATTCCCTAAAACAACACTCTTCACTGTAGAATGATGTCTTTGGAATGTAACATTGTTTGTATTATAAAAGAACACCTCCAAAGCATGAGCTAAGTAGAATGACTTAGTTCTATCATGGTTTCCTTGTACAAGAACCACTTCCACATCTTCTGCTATTACACTCAAGTAAGTGATTGCTTCTACAAGCAAATCAAATCCTTCTTCATACTCATTATCATAACTCACTAGAACATCTTGAGGTGTTCCATTAGTGGTTTGATTTTGATAGTTGTCTGTATGGAAAAAGTCATTAGAAATTGGAAATACCACTGTTCCAATCTCATAACAAGACAATACCTTGGTTGTCAGATCTCTAAGGACAGACATGAACTGTTCTTTCTTTGTAGAAATTGATTCCCCTTCTAGATTTTTCTTAGCTAAATGAAAGTCAGCTATAGAAATCTCTACATCAACCTTGTCTTTTTTAGGACCATCTATATCAAGGACATGAGCAACTTCAACCTTTTTAGGAGTGTAGTCTTCTAGAAACCTTGCAAAATCCTCAGCTGTGTAGTCACTTGGTTTCCTGAGAGTGGCAAATACAGAAGATGTAAATTGACCATTCCCTTTCAGCTTAGACCAGTAGTTAGATATCTTATAACGTAAGGTGTCAATCTTATGTAATTCAGCAAGTTCTACATCTGATTTTGGTTCAAAATCACAGTTTATTGTGCTTTTCAATGTACCCTTTTCATTATTCACCTCTAGTACACGTTCCTCAAGAGCCCCAATATAAGCTGCTGTTTCAGCATCATTTGTTACAACTTCCTTCTGTTTTAATTCTCTAATCAGTTCTTCAACCTCTTGTTCTGTAATATTCAGCTTTTTTGCATAAAAGTTTTTACTTTTTTTCCAGCTTAACATTTGTTCAAGCTGAAGTAACAGATGGTTGTTTTCCTGCATATAGGAACATTTTGGTTAAATTGGCCTAAAGGTAATAATTTATTTCAGATTTACCAAATTATTTTAACTAAGAAGATTATATACAATAATCAATTTAGTTAGAAATTAAACAAAAAACCCCCAATATAGAAATATTAGGGGAAAAGTTCCTGTAAAACCAACAAAACAGGGATTTTTAATTTATGAAATATCTGTACATATATTATAACCTTCTATAATATATGTATTTGTACCAACAGTAATAGTTTGAGGAGAGGTTGTGATTAAAATACCATTAACTGTTACTGTTCCTGAAACTTTTCCACTTAAATAAGATAAGTTTTCAAAAGTAGCACCTCCAAATTCAGAAACGTCATCTGCATAAAGTGTTACACTATATGAATATGATTGACAAGATGTTGTACAATTTGTTGATGTACATCTATCAACTTGAAAAGCAAAAACCAAATCATCAGGGTTCTGTCCAGAAAGCCTTTCTATAATAACACCAAAATAGCCATTTGAGTTCGTAGGTAGAATCCTAACAACACTAGGAGATTGTGTAGTGGTAGTAGTAGTAGTAGTTGGTTCACAGTTTGAAACCACTGTACAAAACTGGTTCAATAGTCCAGGATTGTTCAATATAACATTCAAAATTGCTGTTGCAAGATTAGTTGGACAAAGTTTATCATCTATTTTCTGTAAAACTGTAGTTAGAGAATCACACGTATTCACTCCTGTACAAGGGAGATTTCCTCCATTGTAAAAAGTGTTATCTGTATTTGTTTTATATACATAACAGGGGTCTACTCCACAATGTTTAGGATAGACAGTTGTACCTCCGTTATAACAAGGAGTTCCAGGATGACAAGACATTTATTTAGATTTAGTTTGTTAAGGAATGTACATAATGTAGTAACAAGCAAGAACAGGAGGCTTATTGTCATGAGCATCTCCACTTCCTGCAGTAGCATTTGTAGTGGCTACAGTAATTCCTGTAGAATCAGAACTAGTTAACCCTACTGTTGGAGGAGTAGATCCTTTTAAAGCATATCCTAGATTACCAGCATCTGACCACACCTGTTGTATAGAATTACTTGCAGACAGTGTATCATCAAGTTCTGGAAGAGAAACTGTAAAATGATCATGACCAGGATCTGTTACTGCTGAAGTTGCTGTGTGTGTATGTGAAGCAAGTTGTGCTGTAGTTAATGTTATAGAGTTACTTCCAGCTGTTCCGTATAAAGCATAATTTGGATTAAATCCTCCAGGAGTTACCACTGGATCTAAAGGACCTCCACCAGGAACACCTTGTATAGCACCTACAGCAATTCTTCCACGTTTATCAGGAGTGGCAACTGAACCAACCACCTGTCCATTACATATATAAATTTTGTCCCATCCAAGAGCAGCAATACCTACACCACTACCATCAAAATTACTAAGAGGTCCATAGTATTCTACCACTGTATAAGGAACCATCTTCTGATACTGTTGTGTAATAGCACTTGATGTACTGTCAATATAGGCTTGAATTAAAGAGTTTAGCTCAGAAAGCTTTACATAATTTGTATCTACATCCAGAGCAAGAGCTGCTAAATCCACCTCTAAATCACAAACTTTTGAAATGACAGCTTGAAGAATGGCATGTGTTCCAGAAGTTGATGTAACACCTGAAAGACACTCTACATCATAATTAGCTTCTATTGTAGCTACATCAGCAACAACAGCATCCACTTGTTCTTGAAGATCACAAGCAGCTTTTATGAGGGCTGTAATTAAATCTACAACAGTGATGTCTCCACAATCTGGAAGATATTGTTGTACTAGTTCACAAATGATTCCAGAAGGTATGTCAATCTTAATACCTGTTCCATCAAGAGTTGATGTTAAAAACTCAATCAATGCTTGTTCTACATAAGAAAGACTATCTCCCTTTTGTATCCCAAGAACAGGAACATCAATTCCTGTATATTTAACACATTGATCAGAAACGATTTCTGCACACCCATTAAAGCAATTTGAGCAACCCATTTTATATTTTATTTATGTATTAATAATTTAACTCTGCTAGCAATTTGTTCAACTGTGTACCTGCTAGCATAATCAGGATTACAAAGTTTGTATTGTAAAATTCTCTTGTAGTTTAACAGATCAAGTGTTAGTTCTGATTCTATTTTTCTGTTTAATATAAAAACAGTGTTATTATACAAATCCTTAGCAAGCTCTGTCAACTTACAATCTATATCTGTAAGAAGGACAGGAATGCTAGAACAGTTTACACAGTCTGTAAGTCTTGGTAATAGCATTTTTAAATCTTTTTGTTCCTTGTTGAGCAATAGAATGACATGCTGCACAAAGTCCGTTAATTAATTGACATCCACAGCCAAATTTAGCTCCACATTGTTTACACTGTGCCATATTAGTAAAAGTTGGTTACATAGTTTGTGCCAGAACACTGACATCCATTCTTCATAAAATTATTTAACATCTTGTGTGCTTGATTATACAATCTGTTAGCCTCAGCCACAGCACAATTATTTGCTGCTGCAATAGCTCCTTGTATAAAGAAATAAATGCTGTTCAAGTCCACTTTCTGTTGTGTTCTTATAGCCCTATCACACTCCATCATGTCCAACTTCATGAAAGCCTCATCAAACTTCTCTTGAAGCTTATCTGTTCTAATAATGGTTCTTTCAACATTATTCAAATAGGCAGGAGCAACAGAATATTTCAAATAATACACCCCATCAGGAAGTGGTAATAGAGGATCTCCTACATCTGTCAGTCCTAATGAAGTGGAAGTGAACAAGTTAAGTTCATTTGTTTCAAAAGGAAGAGCCACTTTACCAAAACCAGGGATTGTTATTTCAATTGTTGGAGAAGAAACGGGAGGGGAAACAGGATATGTGGATGCATCAGCAATACCTAGCACCTCTACATTATAAGTGGGTATAACTAGTATGTCTAATTTTAAGTCTGGCATGTTTTCTAAATAAATATGCCAGAGGATTGAGTTTTAATCCTCTCACCTCTGGCATAGGTTATATGATCAGGTTTTCTTTCTACCTCTCCATTAAGGAATCAAAGTGGTTGTAGTAGAAGTTGTAGGCCATACAGTGGTAGTAGTGCTTGTAGTTGTAATACAAGTGTTACCGCCTTCAGGAACACCTAATGCATCTTCAAGAATAGCTTGAAGAGCAGAAGAAGCAGCTTGAGGAACAGCAATGATCACTATGCTATCTTCTTTGATGTAGTCACCCCAGCTGTAAGCAGACTTGTCATACTCATTAAACTTAATGTAATAAGTGTCATAAGTAGTACCAGCACTCACCCAGCTTTCGAAGTTCTCATTGTAACCCACCATTCTGTAGAGGTGCTTCAGATAACCAGCTTGGTAAGAATAGTAGTTCTTTTCAAGTTGGATGATTTCATCAGAAGTACCTGTAGGATAGGAAGAACGTTGTGTAATAGTTGCTGTAGCAACGATGTTACAATTGTCAGCCACAATAAAGTCAGCAGTGGTAGCAGGACCAGAATAAACGAAAGTACGGAAGTACATTCTGTCATATTCAAAAGGAAATGCTGCTACATCACAAGGCTGGCCATAATGTGCACGAAGTGTTAAAGTGACAATATCACCACACTTTACATTCCAACCACTAACATCAGTAACCTGTGTTGCAGCAGTAGGACATCCTGTTACAGTGTACCACTCAGTAACATTAGACTTACAAGCAGCACTTTCACCACATCCAGCAATTTTGTCTGAACGTTTAGAACCTTGCAAATAAGTGTTCACTCTACCTTGAGCAATGTAAAAATAAGGAGCACTTCCAGGAGTGAGCGTAGCTGCGTAATTGTTATCAAAGATACCAACTTGGCCAGCTGTGAGGTCTTGCGTAGAGCCAGAGCTAGGGAACGAAGATTGCCCTACTGGAACTACGAAGAGCGTAGTTAATGAAAAATCAGCCATTTTGTTTTATATTTAAATTGTGAAAAAACCTATTCGTTTGTTTGAATTCTAACTTGTGAACTTTGTACAGCAGATTGATTCTCAGTGTACATTGCGAGGTTTTGAACTGTTAAATCTAAAAGCTCATCCTCTAAATATGTCTCAAGTTCGCAGTTTTGATCTACAGAAGGTGTTCCATCAAACTTTATATATCCTGTTTTATCGATGTAAACAGGATATCTCATGTAAGCAAGATAGAGTTTAGTTGGTGTGAAAGTACCATCTGTAAACACACTTATCTCATCAGAAGATACAAAGTTGAATGTTTCTTGGTATTCAAAAGAAGGTTTGTAATGGACATTGTTTAGAAGTAGAGATGTGTCTCCATGTTTGGATAGGTCTCTATTAATCCATATCTGTCTGTCCTTACATTTCCCCTTGTCTGCAAGTACATAACTATCAATATAGAACATATACTTAGGACTAAGAACATTCAAACTTGCAAACCACTGATTTAGTTGAGGATTTTTGATTGCTAAGTCTAAAGGTTGGTTGTTATACCCAACAATTAAACTTTGCAAATCTTCATATCGCTTCTTAAAAGAATCAAGTCCTAGCCCACTCACTACACTAAATCCATCAACTTTTTGTTTGATGAGTTTAATCTGGGCCTCATTCAAAGCTAATATCTTATCTTCTAATTGAATCTGTTGATGATCGTTAGTAGATAGTTTATTTAGTCTTTGGTCAATCTTATATAATAAACTATCTACAGGTATCATACAGATGCAAGTTTCTTAGTTTTTAATTTTTGTTCAAGAGTGATTAGTTCATCTTGGTTATCATCATCTGCCAAGAACTTCACTAAATCCTCTTCATCTTTTGCCACTTCAAATTCTCCTTCATAAACTTTACCATTAGGCTTCAATCTATATACAGAGTGTGTAAGTGCTTGTTTCACTAAATCCTTAATATGGAGCAAGTTTTCTTTCATGTCAGCAAACCTACCAAATACTTCAATAGGATTGAGTCCTTGATATTTACCGTTCTTAAACTCAGTTTGCTTTAGAATATTATCTACTAAGTTGTAAACCACTTCTTCTTTTGTATCATCTGATACAGGAAGTCCTAACAAACGAGCAACTTTTCTTTTTCTCTCAGGAGTCATACTGTCAAACTTAACAATAGCTTTATTGATAAGTTGTTTCTTCTTGAAGAGAACAGCATTTTCAATCTCATCATCTGCTACATAAAACTGTGTGTCAGCAGGATATTCACCACGCTCCCATGCTTGATAGGAACTTGCAATAGTTGGGTGAACACGTAACCAAGAGAAAGCTAATTCTTGAAGAGGAATACTAAGATCAAAGAAGTTGTCACCATCTAGAAGTTTTACAGGTTGAACATGTAATGTATCATCTGTAGATGTAGAGAGTCCATAGTTCCAGAATTTAGAACGAGGACCAAGATCAATACCTCCAAGAAGATCTTCAAGTTTTTTTCTTAATTCAGTGACACGCTCAATCTCAAGTTCTCTTTCTGTAGAATCACCAATTCTACGAATGTAAGCTGCATGAGGATCAAGTCCTGTTCTGTAGGTTCCATCAAGCTCTTTGTAAGGATATTTAAAAACACCTGTACCAGGAATTCTTGTTAAACCTTTCAGTGCAAGACCACCTTGCATTGTCTGAATTTGAGAGTTGTTATACTCTTTCTTAATAGTGGAAATTTTTCCAATCTTGCCCATGATGTAGTTTATTTATTTGGTTTAATAGCAGAGAAGTGATCACCGAAGATCTAAGCTATTGGGAAACACCCCAATACTCTCCTCTGTAGTTTTGAGAAAAGCCCCCTCACACTGAAGTGAGGGGCATTCTTTTCTCGGTAGGTTATGAAGACTAGGAAGCTGTTCTTACGGGAAGCAGTCCTAGTACGGTCATTAGAATTGTGGGATTTCTTCAATCAGCACTGTGCGAGACAGATCTTCAATGAATACATCACAACGGTCTTTCATCCAGATTTCATACCCAGGGAATTTGTTAGCAGAGCTCATACCTTGAGACTTAGCAAAACCTAAGTGGTGACGAGTTCCATCAATATATCCCCAAGTCATAGAAGGAGCACCCTTCATACGCACCTCACGGATGTTGTTAACCAAAGAACCATCGCTCATAGGACTAACATCAAATACCATGAATACAGGTGTAGATTTCTTGTTCTGACCAAATTCTAGATTAGATTGAGGAAGATCAAGTTCTTTCAGGTGAATCAGTTCAACACGACCAGTCTCACGAGTAACCATTGCATCGAATGCAAAGTTGTAAGTGATGTGCTGTCCTTCTCCTTGCAAGTAACGATTTCCGCTATCAGCCATGAAGGTAAGACCACTGTTAAGAGCGTCTGTCTTCAGAGCTTGTTGGAATACATCAAATCCAGCTTCGTTAGTGTACATTTTAACTCTACGATCTTTAACATCCACCCTGCGGTAGAACAGATCACCAAATACAGAACGAATCAAGTTTGCAGAGAATTCACCACGGTTGTATTGTACCAAGTTACCATTGTTACGCATTCTGTGATATACACCAGCAGAAGTACGCTTCAATTCTTGCTTAGAACCATTTGTTTTAACAGTACCAGGCTTGCTCCAAATCATACGCTTAACTTTCAACTCAAGCATAGACTTACGCATCCAGAACTCAATGAATGGTTCCCATTTAACATCGTTACGAGTGAGAGGAAGCTGATTTCTACGCTGAGGAGCATACACCAGGATATCAAGAGGCTTACCAGAAGCATCTCTCATCATTTTGTCATCAGCCCACTCAGTGATTTTGTGTTCGAAACCATATGCAGAACCAAGAGATTCAAACATAGTGATACGCTCACCCAAACGAGGTAATCCTAACAAATCTTGGTCAAACTCACCAATTGCAGCATCAACTAATTCAAGTTCAATACCCACTTGGAGGAATGTAGAGCTTACGAAATCAACTGTAGGGTTGTCAGTCACCAGAGTGAAGCTATACAACCATCCCATGTTCCAAGGAACTGGATCTTTGATAACGTAAAAACGAGGACCATATTGACGAGAACCTACAGAAACGATAGCATTCTTAGAAAACTCGTTAGTGTCCAGAACAAGAGAAAACTCTTGACCATCAATACCAGGCTTCTGCAAAGATGCAGTGCTATCTGGAATATCAATGATTTTAGGGAATTTGTAAGGAACAGCTACTTGCCATTTCCAAGCATCACTATTATTATCAATGTAATAAGGTGTGCTTTTGTTAATCATGTCTAAGAAGTCATTGCTATATAAGCTAGACTGTGTGTACAAGCTGATGATTTTCTTATCATAATCAGCAGGTTCGGTGCTGTGGAAGCTTTCTAAGTGATTAGCATCTGTAAGCTTTCCTACAGCACGCTTATCCATAGAAGCAACACGAGCATACGTAAAACCAGTTAAACCTGGGATTGTTTGAATTGCCATTTTGTTACTGTTTTTTGAATCGTAGACAGAGTAGGATCTTTTTCTAAGATCTTAAGAAGAAGACCAACCTTAACCTTTTTTTCATGATTTTCAGGTCTCTTCAACTCCAGGATAGATCTATCAAATTCTGTAATAGTCTCTCCAGAACTTGTTTTATATCTATCCACCAGTAAGAAATCTTGTAGTTCGTTTACTAGTTTGGGGTTTAAAGGAATACCGTCAAACTCTCTAGCTTTTAGCTTATCTTCAAGAATCGATTGTACATTACTTACATATTGATTCTTAATAGCTTGTTTTTGTTGTAATTCTTGTTGAGCTTTCTGTTCTACTTGTTGAAGTTTTGCAGCTTCTTTTTTCACAAGTACCTTGTGATGTTTAGTTGCTACAGTTTCAAGATCACCATAGTTTTTGAGCCTATCAATCTCTGTATCAATGTCCTCTGGTTCAAAACCTTGGTCTGTAAGGGCTTGCTTTAACACTCTCACCTGATTATTTTCATCACTCAGGTCCATTTCAGAAAAGCTTACAATATTATTATATGTACCGAAATACTCTTTTGGATCAACTCCTTTTACAAAGATTGCTTGGAAAGCCTGTTGGTAATCTTCACCAAACTGACCGATGAAGTTATTTACCATTTCTACAGCACCTTTCTGTTTCTCTTCTTGAAACCTTTCAAGAAATTGTTCAGGAGTGGCAATAGAAACATCTTCTTCATCTTCTCCTTTTGTAAATACACCTAGTTTAAACAAGTCATTCGCTAATGCACCAAATTGTGTAACTTCAGATGTTTCTTCAGAATCTTCTTCAGAGGGTTTCTCCTCTTCTTTTTCAGGTTCTTTTTGAGCGGTTTCTGTTTTCACCTTTGCCTTAGGGGTTGGGGTGACAACTTCCTCTTCCTCTTCTTCATCTTCAGTGTCTGATAATAAAAATTTCTGAAGAGAAATACTAGCTTCTTCCTTTTCTTTATTATCAGAGCCAGCGTTTTCTTCAGACTTAGGAGCTTCCTGTTTTACAGGAGCTTCAGCTTTAATATCCTGAATATCATCAGGACTACTAGAAGCTGTTTCTGGAGACAACAAATCGTTCAGAAGTTCGGCATTACCTGCACCCATTTCTATAGTATTCTCAATACTAAAGTTCCCAAATGAAGGGTTTTCCAAATTTTCGGACATATGTAGTTAATTTATATTGGTTTATAATGTAAAAATAGGTTTGAATTAATTAATAACAAAGAATAAACACTATTTATCAATGCTTTTTCGAAATAATATAGCATTAATATTTTTTACTCTAACAAAATCAATTTACTCTTTGAACACCGTATACACTTTTGTTGTCACCACTCTAGCAAAATACACCTTACAAACAGCAATACCTAAAGGTTCACATTCTTTCTTTATTGCGTTCTTTATAGCAGTTAAAGTTTTCTTTTCCTTAATCTCATCCCATGTACAGTCTGTAAGATAGTCAGCAATTGTTCCGCGAGAAACATCTCTTACATTACCAGCAGCATCATTTGCATCTATTAAATACTTCTTGGGGTCAATAATATCAAACATTACAATAGGTTCTACGCTCACTTGTTTACCATCTATTGTTGTAATGTCTATAGGACTTAAAGGGAATGTATCTATTGTCTTTATACATGTGTGTATTTCATCTATAAGAGGAATTTTAAAGTTTAATCCTTCTTTAAGATTCTTTTTGTATTTTCCAAGTCTTAATAGGACGCCACTTTCATAACATCTTAATATAGAAATTGGGGAAAGATAATTATTCCACTTTTCTCCTACCCATTCAATTGTGCTTATTAGAATATTACTGTCTAGCATTTGATTTACGTTTTTTTCTTAGATTTTTATACTTCAATTTACGAATAATACAGATTCCTTTCTTAAAATGGGCATCTATCAATATTGGATCAATTGGGATATACATTATTTAGATTTTTTACTAGCTCTATTTTTAGCATTTTCTTTAGCAATAGCTAAATCATTTGCTTGATTCTCACGAGCCACTTGAAGTTTTTCTCTTTCAAGGGCCATTTTATCAGAAGCTTGTTTATTCTTTGAATTAATTTCTGCTAGCTTTAAACTATAATCTTTTGCTGCCTTATTCTCTTCATTTGTAATTCTTGTCATCTCAAGAACATCTGGAACAGCGTTCTGATTGATGTCTTCAGATTCAACATTACCAAAACCTGTAGCCTGAATAATTGCAATTTTCTCCTTAGAAAGCCTGTCAAGTTCTTTTTGATAGTTATCGTTAGCTTGTTTTTCGTCTGCAAGTATTTTAGCTTGCTGAAGAGCTGCCATTTGTTGCTCTTGTTGAGCCTGTTGTTGTTGCTCTTGAAGCTGCATTTGTCTTTCTTGCATTTCTTGTTGTCTATCCTTAAGGTCTTTGAACACCTTCTTCATCTGACGAATAGACTTAGTGGAATAAAGTTCAATAATGTCATGCACTGTACCACCATTCTGAAGAATTGTCTGAGAAAGTTGTCTAACTTCCTGGAATATTTGGTTGTCTTCAGGTCTATTTGTTGGGAACACCTTCAAATCACGGAATCTAATGTCTGCACCATTCACCTGTACAAATGCAGACTCTCCTTCAGACGTAATATAAGATATTGTAGATTGAGGCTTTTGACTTTCTACATACAAAGCAGCATCTATAATTGCTTGGTAGAGCTGTCCCATTACATACTCGTGAGCTATAAACAGAGGTTCTGTCTGAGCATACGATTGTTGAATAGCGGTGTTCGTACCTGTAGCAGATTCTGAAGCCATTACACTCCCAAGTCTCTGTCTAGTTATACCAATTAGTTCCCAACACTCATTCTTAAGCTGCATAGCTAGTTGATAACGAGATTGAATTTCTTGAGTACGTGTAAGGTCTATATCTCTAAACTGATTAAATGATGAAGGAGATTTAAGGTTCTCAGGAGAATCATCAATAAACACTACACCTCTGTTACGAGCTTCCATTTCCCAAATATCAAGAGCATCTTGTGCGTCCCCATCTTTAGGAATGGGTACATGTCTGATTGATGTCAAATACACCTTACCTACCTCTTTCTCAAGAAGCTTGTAAAGCTGGTTCATACATACATTATATAACACCTGGAAAGGTTTCATCAAATCCACTAAAGAACGAGCCTCTGTATTCTTCACTTCAAAAGTCATTCCTATAAGTGGACAATATGTAAGAAGTTTAAATGGTTTTATATGGTAGATGTCTGGACCAATCTTAATACCCTGATACCACTGATTTATCCATCCCCAATCTAAAGACTGTTGCATAGGATGTGTACCAGATTTGTAACTCTCATCTACAAGAACAGACTGTTCATTACCCACCTCATCTAAATAGATGAGTTTTCCGATCTTCTTTTTAGAGAGCCAATATGCTCTCACCACTACATATTTGTATCCAAATGATGACACATTAGAAGTGAGACCAAGGAAATCTTTAAGGCCATCATTATTTTCCTTCATCTCACTTTCAATAATCATTCTTGTCTGAAGAACAAGAGGATCGTACGTGTCATATGTAACAGAATCAATACCAGGCGTTACATTAGGATTACCCAGATTTGATTCACGAACGTTAATCAACCCATAGTCCTGAAGAGAAGATCTTAAGTGATCTATCTCTTCCTTAGTGAGGTCTGGAACACTCTCAATAATCTCAGAAAGCTCCATAACATTCACAGTACCAGCAGCATATGCACCTTGTGCTCTACCAGTGGTGTCTGAAATATATTTTCTATCAGGAGTGGTGAGGAACCAAGTGTTCTTAGGGTTGGCCACCTCAATGTTAAATCCAAGTTTAGAGTTGTCTTCATATATGTGAAAAAACTCTCTTGATGAAATAAGAAGATCTCTAAAAGCATCTTCTCCTTTTTCTTTTAAATTAAACTCCATCTTTTGAGCTGTCAGAATATGGTTTGCCCACTTTTCAGCTACAGATGTATAGGAATCAAGTTGATCTTTCACTTGCTCCATAGTCATTTGTTCAACTTCCTCTTCTGTCACTTCTTCCACCTGCCCTTCCATCATGAGCTTTTCCATTATCTTATTCTTTGCTTGACTCATGATGTATCCCTGAAGAAGCTCAGTTTTGTGCTGTAGTTCTTCAGATTTACTATCATCATCAAAAGCTTTCACTCTAAATGTATCAGGTCTTTTTGATACCTCACCAACAAGATTGTTGATAGGAGTGGTGATAATAGAATAATGTTTTACATAAGCAGGAAGTTCTATGTTTGCTGTAAGCATGTCTGTAAAACTCTTTACTTGGGGCTCTTGATAGAAATCCTCCATTCTCAGAATACCCTTTACAAGATCATAGTTTTTAACAAACGTATCCCTGTTCTTTACATACTCAGCATAAGCCTTGTTTGCAAAGTAGTCCATTGTATTTTTTATCCAACTCTCATCCTGTTTTTCTTTTTCAGTTTTGAATTGATCGGGAAATATATTCAAATACGCATAGCGTATTGTTGCATCTTTTGTATACCTAATAATAGCCATTACGAAAATAATTTATGTTTTCTTGATTCAAATATTCCTCTTGATGGAGTGAACAAAGCTTGTTTTGGTTTCTTTTTAAACATAGCTGCAATCCTATCATCACCAGAAGCTCCCACTTTTCCTAATATAGGGTCCATCTTCATAGCCTGAGCTATTGCTAATTCTGCTGCTACAATACGGTCAAAGTTACCCTGATCATTGTATTGTATTATCTCTTCCAAAAGAACAGGATCAAACATCTTGCTCACTCCTGTCACCTCTCTTGTAATATTTCCATTTTCATCTGTCTCTTTGTGTATCACCTCCTCCATATACTTCTTAAGACAATTATGAAGGTAGTCTATCACCTTTTGGGCAGAACGGTGTACACCATATTCACGTTTAACGGTGGTGTTTGGAACCACCTCCATAAGCCACTGTGGCTGCTTTTCCAAATAATGTGCATCTCCTTTAGATTTCATATATTCAATAAACGATATATCATCATTTTCACAGAGGGTGCGAGCGTTATAATACTTAATAAGAAGTCTAGCCTGTTCTTCCCAGGTTTCTTTCTTATCAGGACGTGCTACATAGCTTGCTACAAACATATCCTGATATTTCTCACCTGTAATATCATGCATTCGTTTATAAATATAAACTGCTCCTAAAGAAGAGCTATATGCTGATTTACCCTGTCTGTAAGGGTCAACTCCTGCTACATACAATCCATAAGGAGGATTCTGTACAGGAAATTCATATATTACAACAGGAGCGTCTTTTAAATCACTTGGTTTTAGAGGGAAGTTTGTTATAGGCTGTTTGTCTGTAAACTCATGTGCAATCTTGTCTCCATCGTTAAAAAGAATAACAGGAATACCTGTTTTCTCCTGTTGCATCAACCTAAACTTCTGACGTTTAGCAGCATCAATATCAAATATGTTTGTATCCTCATTAAGGAAGATGTCATCCACCTCAATAGGATAGTACATCTTTTCTTTAAGATAGGCTATTCTATCCCCTGCTTTCTTTAGTCTTTCTAGATTACCATTAGTGATTTCAAGAGCTTTTTCCTCATTACTCACCAGCATTGGAATATCTTGGAGAGCAGGATTATTGAGGTAGTGCCCTAATGTGGAAGGTTCCTTAGCTTCCATCCTATATTTATAGGAAATGAAAAGTCCATGTACACGCTTTTCATCCTTCTCATTATTATATGTAAGAAAGTTGAAATTGTCTACATCAAACATGAGGGATTTAGCATCCATGAATTTCTTCATATCACCCCCAGTGCCCGTAAGAATTGGAGAACATCCCCAACCATACGGTGTTGTGAAACCTGGAACAGCAGCTTGGAAACCTCTAAGGAAGTTTCCTTTACCAATCTCATCTATAATTAATTTACGAGGTTTTGTACCAGCAATAGCTTCCTCATTATTACCTTCATCTAAGTTACGAACAAGGATTTGTGAAAAGGGAATACGCTCTCCCCCCTTTGTTTTAATTCCAAGACTCACCTGATTCTTCCAATTATCCTCTATCCTTTGCCACCTCCAAGCTTCTGGAAGGAAGTTGAGTCCTTTATCGATCTTATCTGTAATAAGCTTTATATCTGGAGCGTTCAATCCAGCAATAATGTTCTGGGAGTTTTCATCAAATGTAGCTCCCCATCCTATATAAGAACTCTCTATAACAGACTTAGCCAAACGTCTGATTCCTAATATCACCAATCCTTTCTTATCCCTTTGAGCCCTATCTATTTCATTTGTAATCACCCACTCATTGTCTCTAAGAAGGGGGTTTGCATATTTCTGGGAAATCCTACCACGTTCATCCATAACATCCACTTCTGTATTCCAGAAGTTGAGATGCCAATATAAAAATGGGTTGATGTAAACACCACCCATCATAGCTCCATTTAAACACAGTTCTTTATGGAAATTAAAGAATGGTTTGTATTCAGCAGAATCCTTATCAGGAATCCTTTTCTGATTAAGATACCAGTCTTTATAATCTATACTCTGTATTTCCATTATTTTCTGCTTTTAAGGAAGTCTTCAGCCATTGAGCTGAGTTCTCCTTTTCCTCTCACTTCCACTTTAGCCTCTTCTGCAGAACGCAGCTTGTCCACCACTTCAAGCAAAGCTAAGTAATTTTTCATGGTTTCTTGAATAAATTTTCCCTGAGCCTCTATAGAAGCAATCACCATAGGCATCATTCCTCCCTTAGCTGTGGGCTTCCATTCAATTCTATCTTTTAATTCGTGAAGAGGATTAGCATCTACATAAGCTTTCCAAGATGTAAGCTGTTGCTCAGCCCAATCAAGTTCTGTATTAATATATGTAGTTTTTTTAATACTCGCCATTATCTTCTTCTTTTAAAATAGTGTCTAAGTTTTGAGCTTCCTTTATTATAGTATCAATTTCAGACTCATCTGTATGAGGAAAGTCCATATCAAGCTGAGACTTATACTTCGTTAGAGCAAATAAAAGTTCTTTGTCTGATATTCCCCAGAAATCTCCATAATCAGCTAGTGCTGTGGACAAATGTCTACCCATATTATAATGTGGATAGGAAGAATGTAATTGTTGTAGGAGCTTTAGCACCTGGTTGTAATGTCTTGGTTTCTTTATCATTGTCTCTAATTTACGCCACTACAAGTCCTGCACCCTTTGCTGTCATCTTAGCAATGGAATCTTTCACCACTGAATTAAGAATGATCTGAATATAACTATTGGCAATTCCTTGTGTTTCCTCGTTGATTCCAGGAGTGGCACATAAAGCTGCCAGTCTTTCCATAGCCATAAAGGCATCTTGTGTAGTTTGAAAGTTCATATTAGTTGGTTTAAATCGTCATCAGATAGTTTATATTTTGTTGTTGGAGAAGGAGGAGGGAGTTCTTCTTGTTCTTCTTCTTCATCTTCTACACTGTTTTTAAAGTTTTCTCTTATGTTGTTCATTGCATCTTCCTCAGTCATACCTTTAAAAACAGTGTAGTCTTTTGTAAATCGAATGTCTACAACATCTTGTTCCTCATCGTTTTTTCCACAAAAGTCTACATAGTCCACTCCACTTTCATACAAATCAGTTAGTATTTCTATGAGAGAATGCAAATGCAATTTTCGTAAAATTACGTCTTTTCCTTTGTTTTCTTCCATTGTTTTTCTAATTCTTGTTGTTGTTCATAAGACAGAGACGCTTCCCATTTCTTCAAAGGACATTCACAAGAGAGGCAGGCTGTCTTTGCTGATAATGTACATCCACAATTTGTACAATGAATATCTCTTCTCACTGTATTATATCCTTCTGTTTTAGCATTCTCAGAATAATGAGGACATTCTTTACAAACACCCATTCTTTTCTCCACCGTAGTGTCTATTACATTCTTTAGATAGGCAGGAGGTACAAGCTTGTTTCTCCAACCCTCATAAATTTTAGACAGTTGCATATTCTATTTTTGGTTTTAATGCTTCAATGTTTATAAGAACATTTGTTAGCTTTGTCTGTGTAGAAGCTTTCTTTTGTTCAGAGAGTTGAGGATCTTGGAGAAGGTCTTCAAAATAAGCTTTCTGTGAAAGCATCTTTTCCATTCTCTTATTAGCCTTCTTCTGGTTGAACAAAAACTTCCCAAACCCCGTAATCTCCACACTCTTATTGTTCTTGAGGGCATCGTTAGCAGAACTAAACTGATGACTAATCACTGTATCAATCACCTTCTCACTCACCATAAGCTTAACCCCCATCTTCCTGATGATGTAGTCTTTTACGGAAAGTGAAATCGGCTTATCCATGTGTTAGCTTTATTTCTAAGGAAATGTCTCTTGTAAAATCTAACACAATCACAGGATTCACCTTCACCTTTGTCCCATCCTTCACTAACACACCAACCTTCTTAAGCTTAGAAATAATATTATTAATTGTAGGACCTGTCGTACTATGAAGCTCACAAAACTCCTTCCTAATATTAGCATAGGAAATATTTCCCTTAACAGCTGTAAAAGCAATAAGCTGCAACTCTCTATGTGTCAACTTAAGACCATTAACAGCAGACAATATAGAATAATACCTCTCAGCTTTAGAAACAGCAGAATCCTCTACCTTCCTAAGCTTCTGTAATATAACAACCTTCTTGTTATCTGTTGGTTCCATCAATTTAGTTTAATACAAAGATAGACAATTAAAAAACATTAACAATGACCATCTTTTCTACAGAATGCTATATTATGCATCCATTTTCTTCCCCACCCTCCACCCCAAAGTTACAAAAGAATATTTGACATTTCCAAAAAAAATTTTTTTGTCAAGATATGACTTTACAAAAAGCCCCCCCTAGTAAAGCTATTTCTTTACCAAGCCCCCCTAATCTATTGTAAATCAAGAAATTATTGTGTAGAAGGGAGGGGAGACTACTTCCAATAGCAACCCCTCCTGGCTGTTAGGCGGTTGGGGGCAGTCCCCATTTGATGTAACGCCTAACTAAATTTATCAAAAATGGAAAAGATCACAGTTTTAAAGAGAGAAGTTAAGAAATTACCAGGTTTGTTTGCTTACGAAAGTGAGAATGAAGGCTGGAAAGGTAAAAAATATTACCGTTTCCGTTATGATGAGAAAGTTTTCGTGGTGCACGAAGATGATGATTTTATCAAGGATTGGGATGCTAACAAGGTTCAGGAAGTCAAGATCGGTATCAGTACTGAAGGTGCTACCTTCCTGAATCACGCTAATCGTGAAGATCTCATCGAGGAAGCTAAGTTCGAAGCAATGTTGACCGAAATCAAGATTGGTTCTGCGAAAGCTAAACCTGTTGAGAACGAAGCACAGCTTAATGCTTTAGGATAATAAAAGGGGCTTTTGCCCCTTTTTTTATATACAGGGTGGGCATAAACAAAGTTTTATAGGGTGGGAGATTTAAAAAATATATCTCTCA